CAATTAATCCGGAAGGCGCAAGCGTCGTTGAATTACCTGATATTACAGCAAATCGCCGTGCTGATATTTCGGGTAAATGGATGTTCAAAGATGGCGTAGTGGTAAAGCGAACTTATACCGAGGAAGAGCAGAGGCAGCAGGCGGAAAATGAAAAGCAAAGTCTGCTACAGCTCGTCAGGGATAAAACCCAGCTATGGGACTCACAGCTACGGCTGGGTATCATTTCCGCCGAGAATAAGCAGAAATTAACCGAGTGGATGCTCTTTGCGCAGAAAGTCGAATCTACAGACACTTCCAGCCTGCCAGTAACGTTTCCCGAACAACCTGAATGAGAGAAGGCCCGATAGCGGGCCTTAATTTTTATTCAGGCTTTTGTGGCCATTCAGGATTTGCCGTATCCACACGGCTGACCAGAACACTGTAGCGTTCCCATGCTTCCAGTCGTGTGCGTTCCTCGTCTGTTGCCATATTCAGCCTGGCAGCGCGTTCCAGTGGCTGGATGACTGATTCAGCTTCGGAAAGCAATGCGGCCTTTTGTGATTCGGCTTGTTGTTGCTGTTCGTCTGCTGTATAAATCCGTTTAACTACAGCTCCGTCCTTAAACATCCACTTTCCTGAATCATCAGCGCGGCGGTTGGCTGTTATATCTGGAACCTCAACGACGCTAAAACCTTCAGGGTTAAGCGTGGAGGCATCTTTAGTGATGGCGACAATAATATTATTTGCATCGTAAACAATCTTTATTGTGTCTGGCTGAAAGTTTTTCACTTCCTCATACCAGTTTTTTCCGTCCTCAGAGTAAAGCCAGATAACTCCGTGTTTCTTTGTTAACTCATACTGTTCCAGTGTTTTAGCGTTACCTGCTTTTATGTTCTTTAAGTGCATCATATTAAACGCTCGCTACATTATACCAGGTGCCATTTATATACTTTTGAACGGGTCTGTAATAAACGCCCGCTATATTATCGGCAGAGTTGGACCCTGTATCCTGAACATTAATACCAGACAATACATGACCTGACGGGCACTGGAAATTCCATGTTTGCCAGTTGTTCACTCCATAATATTGCTGTGAACCAAGTCGAACATCTTTCACATATCTGGAATCAAAATTGCCATAGTTGCCGGGAATAACTTGCGCACCGCAAAGCCAGTTTCCGTTATTATCCATGTACGCCTGACCATCGGTGCCATTGGCTGTCCTTGAATTATTAATCATGTAGATGCCAAATTGCTTATTTCCCAGACCGCCAATCATAAATTTGCGGTCGGCATGGTCCTGACGGAGCAAAGCCTGAGCACCATCAGTGGATACCGCATTACGTCCCATAATAACGTTCTGGTCACGCATATGAATCCACATGCCTGTACTGCTGTTAATTAAAAAACGGTTTGCAAATATATCTCCTGTAACATCCAGAGCATGCCCCATAGTTATGCGACCAGTTCTGAGATTAAGCGTAAAGGGGCGTAGTGGCCCTATATCGCCATTTTCTCCCTCATTCTCTCGTGTCGGGATGATATGCAGGCATTCTTCAGAACGACGAAAAATAGCACCAAAAGATGAATTAAATATCCTTAGTGCATTGACTGTCGATATTTTTACTTCACTGCTGAAAAGGGCTTTAACAAGGACAGACAAAGCATCCCATTTAAGAGTCATCAGGTCTTTTGTTGTGGTGCTCTGGCGGCTTCTCCATTTGAAATATTCATTGCCGTTGTCGCCTGTTTCAAACCACATGTATGAATCAGTGTCGCTGTCGGCATTATTTTTAAATCCAATCTTTGCCCAGTCAGTATTTCTAATCCAGGCAAGGATTGAGTCGTTTTCAAAAGTAAGCCCACCGGACAAGGTATCGCCATTCTTTTGCACGGCGTTCCTGGCCCTGTTTACCGTTTCCTGTAAACCGAGGTTTTAGATAATGGCCGTTTCCGGCCTGCATGGCATGATTTGCGCTTTTGGACGGGAGATTCAGTGTGCTGATTGGTTATGTAAGGGTATCAACAAATGACCAGAATACAGACCTGCAACGAAACGCTCTTGTTTGTGCAGGATGTGAACAAATATTTGAAGATAAATTAAGCGGGACAAAGACAGACCGACCGGGATTAAAACGCGCTTTAAAGCGGCTTCAAAAAGGTGACACGCTGGTTGTCTGGAAACTGGATCGCCTTGGGCGAAGCATGAAACATCTGATTTCTCTCGTCGGAGAACTACGGGAGCGAGGGATTAATTTTCGCAGTCTGACCGACAGCATAGATACATCTTCTCCAATGGGGCGTTTTTTCTTCCACGTGATGGGTGCCCTGGCTGAAATGGAACGTGAATTAATTGTTGAACGTACACTGGCCGGACTGGCGGCAGCGCGCGCACGGGGGCGCACAGGCGGACGTCGCCCGAAGCTGACAAAAGAACAGCATGAGCAAATAGCAAGGCTGATCAAAAACGGTCATGACAGAAAACAACTGGCGATCATTTACGACATCGGCATATCGACGATTTATCGTTATCACCCTGTAGGCGATATACAGGCTGAAGAAACAACCAGGCAGACTCAGGAAAATGAAAACCACTAATCTGACCATTAGCGGTTTTGCGTTAATCAAAACAGCCCTTTAACGGAGCTGGCCGCGCTGTTAAGGGATGATGTGACCTTATCTTTGAAGCCGGACAGCATATCACTGAACGATGAGGATTGCAGGCGCTCCCGCAAATCCTCATCACAGCGTTCAAGGGTCAGTGAAAATTCTATCTTTTTCGCCTTACCGTAGCGATCAAACTCGGAACGGGTCGTATTCGTTCCAGTCAGGACATACATGCCGTAAATCTGCCCGACGCCATCAATCAAAGGCCAGGGTCGTCCTGTATACGCCTGCGTGGTCAGCAGCGACAGCGACACTTCGCCACCTGTAATTTCAGGATAAAGCACACCAGAAAGAACGATGCGATCATCACCTGCACCGATATACTGCCAGCTTGCTGAACGGTTAACGCGTTCATTTTTCACATGCCGCCAGCTTTTGTTTTGCTGTAACTGCTGATGCGGCAGCGTGCGCAGCTCAAAAACAAACATGCCGTAGATCATCATCATGGCCATGACTCCTCAATCTTTATCGTAAAAACTGCCACGCCCGGCACGGGCGCGCCGTTCCATTTCTGCCCTGACCATTTCACCGACCAGTTTCGCCAGTTCGCGGGGATTCTGCGTAACAACGTTATGCAGATGAACATGAATTTCACCACCAAATCTGGAGGCAACAGGCTCCCGGTTACGGGAAGTTACAGGAACTGATGCCACTGGAGATCGTATGGCCTCCGCCACCGGGCGGGAGCTGGCCGCAACAACAGGGACCAGCGCCGGAGGCAGCGGAGCCGGGACCACGGGGGTGATATTCATTGCGGGGGCAGGCTTACTGACCTGTGCAATCTTCCGCTCCTGCCACTCCCCACGAACAGCAAGTGCGCGGGGCAGGTTCTTAAAGACAATATCGCCGGGGCCAATACGTTTTTTTGTCTCATCAACCAGCTTACCTGTGTTATCAGCAATTTTGCTGAGTCTGCGTAGCGTGCCGGTATTGCTGTCTGTGAGCGGTTTGTTGTCTTTGGGTTTATCGCCTCCGGTGCCATTGCCATTTTCCGCAGACCTCGGCGGATTGATTTTCGCAATGTCTCCCTGAAACAGAGCAACCTTGTCCTGAAGAATGGCCGCACGCTGTGCGTCTTCGATTTTCTTTCTCGCCCTTTCCGCTTCATCCGGAAGCACACCGAGTTTTTCAAGTATCCACGCCAGCGTATCCAGCAACATTTTTGCAGGCGTCAGAACAAGCTGTAGCGCGCCACCAAGAGCGTTACCGAATATCTCGCCAGCACTGGTACATTTATCCAGCGTTTCCTTGCTGGACTCCATCGGTGACAGCAGCGATTTAAACCAGTTAAACACCTGGCTGATCCCGCTTCCGATTGCGTCAAAAACAGGACCAAACCGTTCAAAGGTTTCACGCAACGGGTTCAGCCTTTCCATAATCCCGCTGAACAACCCGGCAAAAAATGCCCTGATGGGATCCCAATATTTCCAGATAAGAACGGCAGCTCCGGCAAGCGCAGCCACGATAAGACCAACCGGACTGAACAGCGCCCCGATAGCGCCTCCCAGCAAAGAAACGGAACCCGTCACCATTCCCCACAGCGCAGGCAACACCCTGACGACATTCATTGACCGGGTAAGAATGTCAAAACCAAGACGCAGGGTGGCCAGCTTCCCGTAAAGCACCCCAATAACCAGCGACAACGAGCCAATCGTTGCAGTCATTGCCAGCAACGCACCGCCTGCTATCAGTAGCTGGCGCGTCAGTACCGGATGGGCCTGCGCCAGCGAGGTGATTTTTTCAAGCACCCGCGTGAGCCACTGCGTGACAGAACGCAGCGGACCGTCAACCAGATCACTGATGCGAATACGAAGACCTTCCCATGCGCTGTCGAGATTTTTCAGGTCCCCATCAAGATTATCGGCCATTACTTTTGCAACGCGATCGGCCTCTCCCCTTGCCCCCTGCAATTCTCTGGTCAGTTTTTGCAGCTCTCCTGAACCAGCCGCCGCAACAAGCGTCTGCAAACCAACGAACGCCTCTTCTCCGGCGATGTCCTTGAAGAAGGAGACCTGGTCCACCTGTCCGTATTTTTGTGTCGCCTTATAGAGATCAAGCAGCACATCCTCCATCGGGCGCATTTTGCCTCTGGCGTCAGCAACTGACACCCCCAGCTCTTTCAGCGCATCAGCCGCAGCTTTTGGCGGTGATGCAAGGCGGGACAGACTTGCGCGCATGGCCGTACCAGCATCGCTTCCACGAAGACCATTATTGGCAAGCATCCCGGCCATGGCTGCCGCTTCTTCAAGACTGATACCAAGTTTTGCGGCAACCGGACCGGTATACTTCATGGTTTCGCCCAGCGCGCGTAAATCAGTATTGGTCCGGGTGAATGCCGCTGTCAGCGTATCGCCAACCCGGTCCATTTGATCGGCTGTCAGGTTGAACTGTGTGAGGATATTGGAGCCTATATCCGCCGTCTCGCCGAGTTCGACGCCACCTGCCAGCGCCATATTAAGAACACCGGGCAATGCGGCCTGAATGGCCTGCGGAGTAAAACCAGCCATTGCCAGAAAGCTCTGCCCACTGGCGGCATCACTCGCAGTAAACTGTGTTTCAGAACCAAGTTTTAACGCCTGCTCACGCAGCGCCTTAAACTGCGGGCTGTTTTTGTCGATTCGCGTCAGTGCCTGAACGCGGGACATCTCTTTGCCGAACCCGATCGCAGGCTGCAAAAAACGCCCGGCAGCATAGCCGCCAGCCGCTGCAGCACCAATTGCCAGCGCACCACCTGTTTTCAGTTTTCCCGCGGTTTCCTGCGCGCGCGAATACCGCTCACGCGCCCGCGTTACACGCGCAAGCGCCTGCCGTTCGCGTTCAAGTTGGTTGTTGTACTGTTCGGTGCGTCTGATGGCCTGCTGGATTGTGTTATCGCTGCCTGTCAGGGAAATGCCGTGGCGTTTCAGCTCTCCGCCAAGTTCCCGCATTTTCTGAATTTCCCGTGTGCGCGATTCATTCAGGCGTTCAAGCCGGGTGCTTAACTGCTGCATCAGCTTTTGTTGTTTTTCGCTGAGCACTGTACCCGTGCGTTGTAACTGATTAAGGGCGTTAAGCTGGCGTCGTGCTTTCACGATGCCAGCATCCGCTTTACTGACAGCGTCGTGGGCGCGCTCAAATGATCGCGCCTGACGCTCGAGATTTTTGATCGCCCCCTGCGTTCGCTGGATGGAGTCACCAAACTGCCCCATCAGGCGGCGGGCGTTTTCGGCAGGCCGGGTCAGCCTGTCAACGGCGCTGAAAGCGACCCGGATATCAAGAGTCTTCATTGTCTGCATTCCCGCTGCGAAGTGCCGCCCGCTCACGCCAGCTAACCACTTCGCCGGGCGTCATCATGAAGATTTCGGCGGGCGACCAGTTAAAAATGGCGGCAATATCAGCCACAAAGTCTTCTATGTGCTCAAAGCACACAACCGTGATCAGGCTTCCGTCGCCTGTTCGTTCTTCCCGCCAGAGTCCGCACCGCTCAAAAAATTTACGGCAACCACACATAACTGAATAAAGTCACGGGATGCCATTTTTTTGATCGTCACTTCATCCAGTCGCGGTGATGTCACGCGTGACAGCAGCGTAAACATGGATTCCGCTTTCAGATTCAGCACATCAGACAGCGACAAATCTCGCAGAGATCCAGCCTGCTCAATAGCCCCGGTGATCTCCACATACGTGATTTTTTCGCCGCCTCGCTCAATTGGTTGGGTAAGTTTTACGCCACGCTCACTGGTTTCTTTCACAGTGTCAGTAACTACCGTGTTTTCGGTATCGATGTTTTTCGTCTCTTTCATCAGGAAACTCCTTTCAGTCAGAGGCGACGCACTGCGCCGCCTGCATATTACTTATCAGCCAAGCCCGAGCGCGGAACGGATGCGATCGGGCACAATGTCCTTGCCGTCCTTCCGGTAAATGAAGTTCAGCAGGTCAATCTCCCACAACGGGCGATCGTTAACACTCAGCTTGTAGTAGGTGTTTTTAATGGCGTAAGTGTGTGATGTGGCTTCGCCCTGTTTGGCTTCCCCCATATCAATTTCCGTCACACGTCCGCGCATTTCGACTTCATACAGGTCGCTTTCTGCATCGGTGTAGTATTCACCCGCAAAACGCAGCAGCGTGCCGTCAATCGTGCCGCCATACTTAAGGAACAGCTCACGAACTGCGCCCCCCATGACAAAGCTCGCATCAAGCGCGGAGTCGTCCAGACCGAGATCAATACTTACCGCACCCATCATGCCACCACCCCGGTAACTGTCGGTTTTGCGCGTCAGCTTAGGCAGAGTGACGGACGTCACCTTACCCACTTCGTTTTCACCATCCACAAACAGCGTAAAAAAGCGAAGATGTTTTGGTACAGCCATCAGGCACCTCCCAGCACCGCAAATGCGGGTTCAAAGTATTCATCAGTAAACGTCTGGTAAAGCTCCATGTCTTCCAGTGGTGGAACGGGCGTATATTTGTAGCGAATACGCACACGCCCCTGACGTAAATCCGTGGTGCTGTTATCCACCACGTCATACCAGCACTCCGCGCCAATCAGTTTCCCGGCAGTAACCAGTGAATCCAGTTTTGCCCTGATGGCACTGATAACATCTTTCACGTTCGCAGGCGTCAGTGGACTGTCGATGGTTTCAAACTGCGCTTCCGCAATTGAATCAGCCAGCACCTGTGCGGTTCGGGTATACACCTCAAAGATGTAGGCGTTCGTTTCCGGTGTGCGGTTGCCCCAGAAGCGGAACCCGTTGCGACGAATAATGGTCGTGATTTCTTTGTTGTTGAGGCTGTTGGCATCACTGTCTTCGGCCTGCAACGACCAGAACACATGCCTGGACATCCCCAGCACATTTTTAACCGGAACGTTGGACAGCGATTTGTGCCAGCCCTGCTCATGGTCAATGTACGCACGAAGGCCGCACGCATAGGCAGGCGCGGGGAACGTTTCGTTTTTGCCACTTTTCGGGTTGTAGGCGATGAAGTCCGGCCATAAGAGCATCACCTCACGTTCGTTGAATTTCTGGCGGTAGGTAATCGCCTCAGCCATCGTGTTACAGCCGTGACATGAGGCATACACAAACGCGCGCAGTTTACCCGCAATCACGCACAGGGATTTTGTTACCGCCTCCGTGTCCAGCTCCGGCGCGGCCAGAATACGCGGACGGTATCCGATGCTTTCATCCTGCTCTGCAACAAGCAGCGCATACATCCCCGTATAGCTGCCGTCAGATTCAGAACCACCGATAACCAGTTGATCCTGCGTTTTTCCGTCTTCTTCTTTGTGTTCAGCCACGCGAACGACGATCACCTTTGTGCTCACCTGGTCTGCGATGGCCTTAAGCGCACGATAAAGCGTCCCCGTTGTCCCGCATTTTCCCAGCACGTCAGTGACGCGGGTCAGCAGTGTGGGCTTGTTCAGCGGGAACAGCTTCGCGTCCGCATCATCCGCCGTTGCCACGATACCGATAACGCTGGAATCAACATCGTTAATCGCTGTTACCAGGTCGGTATTTTCCGTAACACGGGCACCATGAAAACGAGTTTCACTCATAGCTTCAGCCCCTTGTATCCGTTAAATGATTCGGCAACAATCATCACCCACCACGCGCGTAATCTCACCCCTGCGCCGTTCTCCCGCCACGGCGACAACAAAAAGCAGTAACCCCCTCCGCACGCACATGCGACCATGCCGCACAGGGAGGGAACAGATGACCGACACCACCATGCAATTGCTCAGTCAGGGCACAGACCCCGTGAAAATGCCGGATTTTGATATTCTCGCGGAGGGTAAAACGCTGTCAGGCGTGGCCGAGCGCCTGATGAGCCTGTCACTGACCGACAACCGGGGATTTGAGGCGGACCAGCTCACCATCACGCTGGATGATGCGGATGGTCAGTTGCAGCTACCGCCACGGGGCGCGCGCCTGACGGTTCTCATTGGCTGGAAAGGAGAACCACTGACAGAAAAAGGCACTTACATTGTTGATGAAATCGCTCACGAAGGACCGCCGGACAGGCTGACTGTTTCAGCCAGAAGCGCAGATTTTCGGGATGAATTTAACGTTAAACGTGAGGTGTCCTGGCATGATGTGACCATTGAGCGTGTGGTATCCGCCATCGCTCATCGGTATGGTCTGAAACCGCAAATCAGCGAAATGCTGATGGATATCGAAATCGACCACGCCGACCAGACTGAAGAAAGCGACATGTCCTTCCTTACGCGCATGGCGGAAATGCTGGGCGCAATCACCACGGTAAAAAGCGGTAATCTGTTATTCATCATGCCCGGCGGTGGCGTGAACGCACAGGGCCAGCCGTTGCCATCGTTCGCCATCACACGCAGCAGCGGCGATCGCCATCAGTTCCGCATTGCTGACCGCGAGGCGTATACGGGGGTACGCGCTTACTGGCTTGATCTTAATTACGGGAAAAAGAAAAAAGTCAGCGTGAAACGCCGCAAACCGCCAAAACCCAAAAAGGAGAAAAGCAGCAGCCGTGAAGGTGATTATATGGAAGGCGCGGAAGGCAATGTGTTTGTGTTACGCAAGACTTATCAGAACGAGCAGGCAGCAAGGCGCGCAGCAGCTGCAAAGTGGCAGCAGCTACAGCGCGGAGCGGCATCTTTTTCCATCACGCTGGCGCGTGGCCGCGCAGAACTCTACCCCGAAATGCATGGCACGGTGACAGGCTTCAAAAGCGACATTGATAATCAGGACTGGATTATTGCAAAAGCGGAGCACTCTATTGATAACAGCGGTTTTACCACGCGGCTTGAGCTTGAAGCAAAAATCCCGGAATGGATAGCAGAAACAGAGTGAGCAATTTAGATGCATTAGCCCAGCTCAGAGCTGACACGCTTACGGCACAGAACCAAACCTAATCTAACAGTTCGCTCTATGCCAAGATCGGACACTAACTATTGTACTTCAATAGAAAATACTCAATTCCCCA